TTCGCCATCCGGAAGGCTGCCCAGGCATTAGGCCACCCGCAGTAGAAAGCGAGGTGAGTGATCATCTCCGCGATCTCTTCCTTGGTGATGCCGTGCTCCTTCCCGTATTGGATATGGAATCTCAGGGAATTATCGAGGATTCCTTTTCCGATGAGAGCGGCGATGGTGATCATCGAGCGCTCCTTCAGGGAAAGCTTATCCTCTCGGCTCCAGACTTCTCCGAAAAGGACATCATCGTTGAGGGAAGCGAACTGCGGAGCAAAATCACCTAAGGCATCCCGGCCGGCTGTCTGTTTTTTCATAGGGATAGCCTCCTATCTTCCTCCGTTATAGCACTTGGAGCTGACTTCAAGTCAAGGGAAACTCCAAAAAGCGCTGGAGCTCCCTTTTTTGCTATCTTCTTTCCTAGGATAAAGCTATACTGATAAGGCTTATCATGAGGTGACTACGATGGGAACAAGAATCGCTTCTCCGGAAACGAAGAAACTGCGCGGCATCTATTTCACTCGGTACTTCGCGGACGGGATGGTCTATTCCTTTTTGGCGTGTTATTTTCTTTTGGCTTTTCCGGGCACGGATAATGCCCTGAAGTTAGGCCTTCTCTTAGCCTCCATGCCTCTCATGGAAGTCTTAGGGAATGTCGTCATCGGTTTCTTAGCCGGCAACAGCCGGAGGAACCTTCTTCTCTTACGGATCCTGATGCCGATCGAGGTCGCTTTCCTCGTCTCCATCGGCTTTGTCCGTTTCTCCTTTGCCTTGACGCTGATCTTCTCCATGATCGCTAACTTCATCTACCTCACCATCTATGCTCTCCTCGATGGGATCAGCGGGGATAGTTTAGCCAGAGAAGGCGGAAAATACGTCTCTATCCGTGAATTCGGAGCGGTCGGCTATCTCTTCGGAGCTGTGACCGCTGGTTTCATTGCGGAGTCTTTCGGAGAGAATTCCGTCGTCGGATACGGCAATGCCTTCCTCTGCGCTCTTCCTTTCTATGCCATCGCTTATCTCCTGATCAATCTATTGCATCCTTACGAGTGGAGCTTATCCAAAGAGGCTCCCCAAGACAAGAAGGCCGTCAGGAAGCAGGAATATCACGATATCTTCCACGAAAAAGACTTCGTCCGGTACGTGATCTTCATCGCGATCGTGATGGGGCTTCTCTTCTTTACGGACAACACCTATACGGATTACTGGAATCTCGATGAGAACGGAGTCAACGCTCTCAATAACCGCCCTTCTTTCTTAGGCTTATCGACGGGTCTGATGGAAGTCGGAGAAGTCTCCATCGGTCTCATCCTCTACTTTGTGATGCGAAACAAGGATATGAAGAAAGTCACCCTATTCTCCGCTCTCTGCCTTTTCTTCCGTTGCCTCGGATTAGGGATTCTCACCTATCTCGACATCAAGAAACTTTGGGGTTTCACCACCCCGACGATGGCGCTTCTCATGGGCGTCAATATGCTCCGTGGGATCGCCTGGGGAGCTTTTGCTGCCTCGGTCATACCTGTGGTTGAGAACCTCTTAGGAATCGAGCTGAAGAGCAAAGGCATCTTCATCGTCTGCATCGGGTATGGACTTACCAACGGCCTGGGACAGATCGCTTTTGAATATATCGTGAATGCCTTTAAGAGCGCCAGCGGAAGCACCGGCCATTATCCGATCTTCTTCCTAGCGGCCGGTCTCATCCTCCTCTCGCTCATCCTCCTGCCGAAGATCCGGCTGAAACCGGAAGAGAAAGAAACGGCATCAGCTTAAAAAACGGGCTTCTTCTCCCCAAAGGACAGGAAGCCTTTTTTCATCGAAGAGAAAAGCTAGAAAAAGCCTGCCCTTTTTACGGGGCAGGCATTTCTTCGGTCTGTGTTTATTAAACAGAAGAAATACCAACGCCAATAAAAAAGTAATTAAGTTAAACAGTGAAAATACCACTTTTTGTACGAAAAGCGCTAAAAGGCGCTCAACGAGACGTATGTTTTTCGCTGACGATTTTCAAAGTTGCGTTTTTTGAAGTGGCTACTGTCGCGAGATAAGATGATTTGGAGTGTTATTTTTTCTTTAAGAGGCTGATGGTCGCTTCAATTTGAGTGGTTAGCCATGATTCCAAGTCGCCGAAATTAGTCGTGATATAGGTTTTTACATCATCGGACAACTCTTTCAAGGCTAGGTTCTTGGCCTTTGTAAGGGCCGTTGCTTGGGCTGTGGCGTCGAACGTTCCGCTCTTCTTCAATGAGTCGACGTAGGTTTGAAAAACGCAACGTACCGCGCTTGTGACGATATTCGTTGCGTCCTCTAGGAACTTGGCCGATTGCTTGTCGCTGATCTTTTTGTTGATGAGCTTTATCAATTGCGCGCCCGCGATAGAAATAAGAGGTAGGACCACTGCGGTCACCACCACCGATATGATGTTAATTAAGATGTCATTCATTTTTTTATTCCTCCTGTGTGGATTGCTTTGTTTCTGACATGGTTGTCGAGTTCGCTCTCGACCTTGACGATTCTTTCCTTCAATGTGGAGTTTTCCTCCTGAAGTTTATCAATCGACTTTTCAATTCGGTCAATCGAGGATTTGATATAGCCGATGTCGGATATGAGGACTCCCTCATTCTTCCCTTCGGCCTTGTTCTCGGTCTTGTTACCACGTTTGAAGGCGAGGTAGGCGAACATGATGGATGACAAGGTCCCAGCCACCGATATGATGGTCAACACGATTTCTATTGAGCTCATGATTTGCCACCTCCTTCGATGTATTCATTGAATGAGTCGATGATTGCCTGGAACTCGGATAGCGAGCTTTCGTCTAGGATTTTGTAATCAGACCTGTAGGCGCTTATCTTATCGAGCGTCTTTTTGCTGAGGGTTCCACCGAAAGTTCCGGTCTTAACGTAGTTATCCAGATATCCTTGTATCTGATAGAGATGATAGAGGTTCTTGTTCACCGCCTTGAATTCGATGTAACGAGAGAAATAGTCAACGCATTTCCTGAGGTAATCCTTAAGATGAGCCGGCCAGTCTATCTGGACCAGTTTCTTGAACTCCTCCTCGAAATCAGGATCGATGACCTCGATGCTGTCTAGGGCATGGAAGGTATCGATGTTGTAGATAACGAAGTAATCCGGAAGTTCGTCGCCGAACCCCAGACGCTTCTTGTAATCCTCCAACCCATAGATAAAATAGTCCTCTTCCTCGTCGTGGAGGCAGGTCGGACCGTGATAATCATCGAGGATCATGACATGATCGTGGTCGCTTCCGTTCTTGGCTAGGCCAAAGGCGTCGGATCCGGCTCTGTATTTGACGAGGATCTTATGGTTTAAGAAGTTCATGATTTTGTCCCTCCATGATTGAAAAGATAGATGAAATAGACCTTGTGGCTGGAATCCGCCAACGTAAGACATAATCTTCCGTCGCTAAGCCATTCGGCGAACAAGTTGTAGTTGGTGTTCAAAATCGAATAAGTGGCCGAGAAAGACGAGCCTTGGAGTAAGCCCATCCCCGGAATATAGCAGACTGAATCGAGGAATTTTATTCCGATTAGACAGTATTTGACGTAGTTTTTGTTGCAGGTCACGTAGCGGTATTTCCCGCTGGCCGTGATGTTGTAGGTCGGAACATTCGAATATCCATACATCTCCTCCGCCTTGGTCTGGAAGCTGGCGATCGCCTGATTGGCCAGCTGATTGGAAGGAACGATGAGATTGGGCGAATAGCTGGAATCCAACGTGATGGAGGATGTCGTCTTGGTGTACTTGCATAAAGCAAACTGATAGACGTTACCGCCATTCAATAGGTCGTTCTGAGTCAGGGTGATCGGCGACGATGATTCAATTTTCCCTATCACCGCCGTGTTGTTTGAGAGAGTGACCGTGATGACGATTGCGCCATACATCGATGAATCGAGAGCGACGTAGACTTGGCTCCCGGCCTCAATGAACATCCTGCGCCCGTAGATTTGGACGTATCCGCTTTGGAACGTTATGTAGTTGTTCGAGACGCTGGCCGAGCACTGACCGCCGAGCCCCTTTATGACTCCCGCAGGAATCAGGCCAACGATGTGATGGTTCAGCGAGGCGTCTTGTTCAGCCGAGACGCTTGATCCGTCGAATGTAATTTTAATTAACCCCATGGTTTTACCTCCTTTGAAGTAGTTTTATTTTGTCGGTGAGCTTCACCCTGTACTCGCCGAGGACGACGGAGCAGGAATAAAAGCCATTTTTGAAAGATAGCTGGGTGACCATGGTCTCGTAGGTTTTGCTTTCGCCCACGAACTCCACGAAGTCGCCGAGATTGAAGTTTTGAAAAGGAACGATTATATCGTTATCAACTGACAAATCGAACTCTATCGAATGCTCGAGGTTGCTTTTTAGAAGCTCGCTCTGTGCCTTTGTGAGAAGCGTCGAATAGTCGCTGTCGCTGTAGAACTCGCTCACAAGCTTCACGTATGGATAGCGCTTGTCGCTGTATGAGTTAGTCGTGAGTGTTCCATCAGTCAACAGGAAATAGGAAATCGCGCTTTTATACGAGGTGTTGTCGTCCTTTGGATAGAAGATGATCTTGTTCGTGATCTGCTTCTTTGAATCGGCAATTTTGAGGTCTGTGATGACTGGAAGGTTGTGTTTGATGACAAGCCCTTTTGTAACCGCGCCGATGTTGAC